GGGTGGCTGCCAACTGGCCGTCCGCAAGCGTGAATGGCGTGGACATGCATTAGCTCCCAATGGGGTCCGCGAATCGCACAATACGCATGTTGAACAACCGCTGGAGCCTGACCCATTCCGGGTCGTTGCTCGAACCGGGGAATTGCTCCCGCAGCCATTTCTCGGCCGCCTTCTGCTCGGAAGTAACGCTGTCAACAATGAACGCCCCGTGCTCCAGATGATGCACGCGATAGCGACCCGGCGTTGCCACGGCAGGCTTTTCAATCGTTGTTGCCATGAATTGCTCCTTACGCGACCGTTGACTTAACCATCATGCGCGGGTTCATCGTGCCGAAATTGGACCGTTCATCGGCCCGGAATTGCATCACGATGTCCCGCTCGAATTCCGCCTGGCTGTTGGCCGGTGCCTGGATGGTCTGGAGAGGGAAGTTAATGGCCCGGAAGAACGCCCGGCCAATGTCGCCGTAGAAGTACGACGTTTTCGTTGCCAGTCGGTTGTACAGGTAGCGGCTGGTCACCACCTCGAAGGCCCCGCTGTACGGGTTGGTCACTTCGGTTTGCGTCGGGTTGCCCGTGGTCGAAAAGCCCGGCGTGGCCACGCGGATCGTGGTCGCCCGCTGAATCCGCTGTGCCACCTTTTCCAGAGACTTTGGAACCACAAGATGAATTGGCTTGATTACAATGGGCTCGGCCGTGTCAGGGTCAAGCATCTGGTTGAAAAGCTGGTCCATCGCGTCCAGGTTGGTCCAGTCCACCAGAGCGTTGCTCGCCGCCAGATTGTCCCAACTGTGCGTCCCGGAATTGTCGCCGTAGGTCGCAATCGACGTGTCACGCCAGTAGTAACGATGTCCGCCGAGAGGTGCGGATTTGGCCCCGCCGTTCTCGTCAATCACGCAGTCTGCGGCCCGCTTTTCGGTGTTGAATCCCATCGACTTGCCAACGTCGCGGCAGCGGTCCACTACCTGCCCCGTGCGGTCGAAGAACACGGCTTCGCGTGTGACCGGCACGATAAGACCGCGGCTCTGCGTTTCCGGACCGTGAATCCAGGTCTGCCCCACGCCAGCAATCGCGTAAGGCTCGCCTTCCTCGCGGGTCGCTACCTTGTCGCCGATCTCCGTCACCCCAGCCATTTTCTCGAACGTAAACGGAGATTGGCGCTCCGGAATCAGTTTGGTGAGCGTGAACTCTTCCGCCTGGTAAGCATCCAGAACGGTGGCGTAGACGATCTGGCCAGAGATATTTGAGAAGGCCGCCGTGCTCACCCCGCCCGCGGCTTCCATGACCTGCGTTGCCAGACGGGAACGATCCGACCGGCACGCCTTGAACTCATGCCAGCCGAAACAGGACTCGAACAGGGCGCCGAAGTCAAAGTCGGTTGCCCGGACTTCCTTCTTGGCGAAGCGTTCCCTGATCTCGCGGTTCATCTCGTCAACGCCACGTTCGGCGTAGGATTCGATGAGGTTGGTATAGTTGATTCTCGCCATCTCAGACTCCCATATGGGAAAATTGTTCTCTGTTCCAACCCCGGTTAACGCTTCTGCCAGGCAGCGATCCAGTCGATGCTTAGCGTGTCGTTGTTCGTGGCCGCACCCAGCTTGGCACCGGCGAATACCATCATTTCCGTCGCACTGGCCAGCGTGACCGTGTGGACAATCGGCAGCCCCGTGGTACTGTCCCGCAGCGGCACGCCGTTGACAGTGAACATCACCTTGCATTGCAGGGTGGTAAAGTCCACAACCTCGATCTCAAGCTTCTGGTACGCAGTACTGACTGCGGTCGTAAGACTGATGCTGACCGTGGAAACGCTGTTGTTCGCAGATACGCAACGCCAGACCGTTTCGCCGTCGATCTTGTAAATGCCGATGGTTGAGCCGGAGACCTTGAGTCCGCCGCCATCGTCGATGATGCTGTTGGCCCCCACCGCGTTCTGGAAGCCGAAAGCACAGTTGAACACGCCCGACGTGGTTTCGGTGAATTTGACGTAGGCCATGCCCAAAAGGGGCTTGCCCGCGGCGAGGAGGAACACCTCATTGGGCGAGGCCAAGTAGACCTCGTCGTTGTCTGCCACCGTGCCATCCGATGGCGTCAGCACCATGATGCCGGCAGCGTTGTCACCGACCAGAGCCGTGCCGGTATCGGTGATCGTGTCCACCCACGAAATGTCACTCTGATCGTTGGTGAAGTCGTCGAAAATGAGCATCTGGTCTACTTGCGAGACCGGATACGGATAACGGGTAATGTCCATGGAAGGTCCCTTATGTTAGTTCAGCCACGACTTCGACCGATTGGTACCGTTGACAGTGGGAGCCGGACCCTGGGAACGCGGTCCGGTCCGGCTTTCCTGTAGGGGGATTTGCTTTTTCACGCTGGCGAGCAACTTGATACGGGAGCCGTCCGTTTTCATCTCGCAAAGGCTCTCCAGAAGGTCCGCATCCGGCTTCACACCTGCGAGGTCACATAAGCCCTTGCAGCGTTCCTTGACTTGTTCTGGCTTCTCTAGCACCGGAGTCCCACCGGCCGCCGAAGCGGCTGCGGACTCCATGGCCGCCTTCTTCTGAGCAGCCTCCGCCTCCGCGGACTTTTTCTTGTCCTCTTCGGAGGAATCATCCTCCTGCGTCTCGGCCGCCTTGGGCTTAAGCAGGCCAAGGATTTTCTTCGCCTGCCCGTGGGCATCTTCGGAGCCGTCCTCGCACAGCTTGCCGATGGCTTCGACCAGGTGCTTTTTCCAGTCCGAACCCTCGTCATCCATGCCGCCCGCCGCTTCACCGGCTTCCAGCAATTGGAGACGCTGCTTGGCGGAGAACTTGGATGCACCTTCCAGGACAGACCGCAGAGTGATTGCCATGACGTGCTTCTTTCTGGACTCAAAGAGGGAACCCACCGTGGCCCCATCAGTCACGAGGTCCACGGAGCGAACGCGGGGTATTTCGTCGATCACGTAGCGACCGGCACGCACCTCGCCCCCACCGCGAGCGTTGTGCGACATCGCGAATAGGTCGGGCTTTTTCTGAGCGGATTCAAGGATTTTCGCCGCGGCCGGATCGGACAGCAGCAAGTGCAGGTCGCCGTAGAGACCGCCTTCGCGAAGCTGGATGTTCTCCAACCAGCCGATCTTCTCTTCAATCGGCCGCTCTACATCCGGATCGCTCCGCGCGGGATGGTTCTTGTAGACATCCACCCCTTCGTAGAGGGGACGCGCTTTCGCCATGCCCTCTATGGTGTAATCAGACCCGGAGACTCCCTTGATGCCGTGCGTGTTGGGACTGGACAGGCCAAGGATGTGAACGCCGTAGATGATTCCAGCTGCCACGTCGACGTTATCAGGCCGCCCGCGAACAACGTCCTCGCGGAGATCGGTAGACACCCGTCGTGCTACAGCCGTGATTGCCATAACCCATAAACGTATTCACTTTCGTGTATGTATGCAAGATGAGTTTTAGAAATGGCTCTTGACATGGGCTGCGGGATTTACCATAGTATCCCTTATGGTCAAACTACCATCGTTTACCTGCTTACGCTGCGGGCATACCTGGCACCCACGGAAACCATGCGTTCCCGTGTGCTGTGCGAGGTGCAAAAGCCCACGATGGCGGAAACCAAAGGAGGTGTCCACGACAATCAACAAGTGAAACGCCAGCAAAGCACGGCAACGCATTGCACAGCACGGCATGGCACGGCACTGCAAAGCAACGCCAGCAGAGCAAAGCAGCGCAGGGCAGTGCATCGCAAGGCACCGCCAGCATCGCACCGCAATGTAATGCAAGGCAGCGCAGCGCAATGCCAGCAGAGCAAGGCAGTGCACAGCACTGCAGGGCAGCGCACCGCACAGCAACCCATTGCCAGCAGAGCTGAGCAGCCCAAGGCAGTGCACTGCACCGCAAGGCATCGCCAGCAGCGCATTGCACGGCAAGGCAAAGTAATGCAACGTATCGCCAGCAACGCAGGGCACTGCATCGCAGGCCAACGCATCGCATCGCAACGCCAGCAGCACAAACCATCGCCCGCAACCCAAGGAGATTCGAATTATGGCAGTCAAAACGAAACCGGCCGCATCCCGCAATGGTGAACAGGAATTACCGCCTGTCGAAAACGTCGCCGTTGTCATCCCCAAGATTATGCCCAAGATCTTAGAGGTGGAGATCGTCGGCGTCACGCCGCTGCTCGTCAGCAACTGGAGCACGAAGGCGCTGACCGAGATCGCCGACAAACAACAAAAAAAAGCAAAAAGCGCAAAGGCCGCAAAGGACCCTGCGGCCGACTACCTGGCTTCCCGGTACATATCGGTCGAGGGTTGGGATGGACTCCCCGCCGGCGGTATCAAGGGCTGCATTGTCAACGCCTGTCGGGCGGTGGATGGCCTGCCCATGACATTGGCCAAACGCATGATCTTTGTCGAGTCCGACGGCGTTACGGACCGGGGCCAGCCCCTGGTGCGGATCATCGGCAACCACGAGATGCACGGGCCGCACCCGGTCCGCATTCCCAGCGGAGCCGACATCCGCTACCGGGCCATTTATAGAGACTGGTCAATCCGCCTGCGGATCCAGTTCTTGGCCAACGTGGTCTCAGCCGAGCAGGTGCTGAACCTGATCGAATTGGCTGGATTCGTTGAGGGTCTCTGCGAATGGAGGCCGGGGGCTCCCAAGAACAATACCGGCGATTGTGGCCGGTTCCATATCAAGCGAGATGAAGCATAGCAACGCAGTGCGCAGCATGGCAGAGCATCGCATCGCCAGCGTGGCAGAGCAACGCACAGCAAAGCAACGTAGGTCATCGCCAGCAGAGCATAGCACGGCAACGCAAGGCATAGCATTGCATAGCCAGCAGAGCAGCGCACTGCAGCGACGTGCAGAGCACTGCAGAGCATGGCAACGCCAGCATGGCAGAGCATAGCACGGCAACGCACAGCAATCCATCGCCCGCATCATTTACCACAAGGAGCATTCATGGCAAACGTCTACGATTTCCGGTCGGGTCGATCCCTCAAGAACGTCAACGCCCAGCACGTTGGCGAAGAACTCGAACGCATACGTGCCGACAAGGGAAAGCTCGTGCCGGCCGATGTCCTCGAAGCCGCGGCAGAAGAGCACTCACCCCTTCATGCCGCCTTCGAGTGGGACGATTCGGCAGCCGCCCATCAGCACCGCCTCAACCAGGCCCGCCGGCTGATCGTGTCCATCCGAATCCTCAACGCTCCCACCGGACCGCATACCACGGCCTACGTGTCCGTGAAAAGCCCGGACAAGGGAAGGAGTTACTTGCCGACAGCCGATGTGATGACAGACGATGAACTGGCATCTCGCGTACTTGCCGAGGTCCGACAGTTCATCGAATCGCTGGAACGCCGCTACCATGCCTTCGAGGGCATCCGTGATACGCTGACTAACCTGCGGAAGAATGTGGGGTAATGGCCTGTACCGATGAAACAGGGATGGTGGAATGAACTTCCACCATCCCTGTTTCATTTCCAACAGCCGATGCGCGTCCAGCCTAGCTCGCGCAGAGGAATCTCCGAGACGACCAGATCCGCAACGACGTTACTGCCACGTTCCCATATCTGCACGTCTGCCAATTCATCGTCGCGGACAAAGCGGGCTGCGTAGCAACGCCATCCCAGGAGTGACCAGAAGAAGCGGCGAATCATTGCTATCCCTTCCAGTATTCCGATTGCGGTCTCGGCAAAACACCCAGGTAAGGATGGATGTCGCTTTCACTTACTTCCGGCTTAGCGATAAGGTCGGGAGGATCAATTCCCAGTAACTCCCGATCAATCATGTTCTGCAATGCGCCAGCGGCGTCCTGAATGGATGTCATGCTCGGAAGCCTGTCAACCAAAGATCCATTGGTCATTGGTCCGCAAGGCTCACTCAGGCTTATCGCGTGAGCCGCCCGCAGTTCCTCCCGCACAATCTGGCGGATGGCGTCAAGCACCTCCTGACTATGCCAGTTTGTATTCTGTTTCTGACATGTCGCCTGCGATGCATCAGCGGTCATTAGATCGTCCTTGGGAACTTCAAACGGTGTTTTCCGACAGCACGGCATTACGCTTCCGCCAAGTGCCGGACAAATATGAATTATGCTCATTACCTCACCTGGATATGGATAAATGTGCTCATCATCCCACCGCCGCGCTCAAGGTCGTCCCGGAACCCGGCGAGCAACTCCGCCGCCGTGGCCACGCGACCCATCACCATCCGCCCCTCGTTCTGCGGTAGAGCGATCACGCCATCCAGCCACGCACGGGCAATCACCCGGTCCGCATACTCACGATCCCAGGGTAGTCTATCCCGCACCTCAGCCAACGTCACGAATCCGCCCTGATCCACGGCACGTATCGCAGCCAGTAGCTTCTGCACGTCCTCGCTGGGAATACCGGCCGCCATCGCCTTCGTGGGCCGCGGAGTGGTAATGGTGCCGTGTTTGGCCGTTGCCTTAGTTGATACAACTGGTATCTCACGTTTTTCCACTGCGCCAAATGGCGCAGTGGGTTCAAACCCAAACGTGCTCACCCTGCGCACATCCTCCCGCCGCTGAGCGATCACCCGCTGCACCTTCTGCACCCGCTCCGCACGCTTTACCGACGGCTCACGCTTGAGAGTCTGGACCGGAACCAACGTTCCCTTGTCCGGGTCAACGAAGTGGTGCCACTCCGGATTCGCTACCTTGGCCTGCACGGTTCGGTATCGCCTGGAACCCACCGCAAGCCTACGCTCTCGCTCTGGGGCCTTGGCGAACCAATCCGCGTAGGTCGCAGGGTCCGGGACAAGCTTGTCGGCCGCCGTGGTAAAGGCAGGATGCTGCTCCAATTCCTCCAGAGGAGAAAGGACAGGGACCACATAGCAGCGGCAGTTGAACGCAATCTCCGACGCACCAGCCGGCCTGTCCCGTGGGTCCGGGCTCTCCAGCGGCGGTCGTGGCATGCGGTCGAAGCCTAGCTGATTGCCATGCGGGTTCTTGTAGTAGATCGTCCCATCCCTGTGCGCGTGCCATGACCGCGTATGCTCATCCTTCACAGCCCGTATCTGATACCCCATCAGCAAGTCACCCAGGCCGTCGTCTGCCGCGAGCTGGGCCCCATGGGCAACGTGCATTCCAAACGTGCGGGCGAACCTCGCTGCACGCATCCTGGAGCCGTCCAGGTAGGGTCTGATCTCCTTCGCGATGTCCCGCTGTGACAATCCCTGACTGACCAGATTGGCATACTGGCTTGCCAGGTCTTCGGGTATTTTCTTGTGGGCATCGCCACCAACGGTCAACCAGTCGAAAGGTCGGACCAATGGGGCCAAGAAATGCCTAACGTCCGCTTCTGGTGTTGGTGGGAACAACACATCTCGGAGGATGTTTCGCTCTTCTCCGGGATCGAGGTCTGCGGCGGGCTCGGCGGACAGGTCGCCCGTGGCGGAGATGCCAAGGCGGATAAGTCCAGCGTTTTCTCTAAGCGTTCGGTCAAACCTTTCTCGTATGATGACATTGCGAGCCAGAGATATTCCATAGCCTCCTGACACCGCAGCGATTCCTTCAATAATTCCAGGTATTGCTGCACGTTGGTTGTCATCCCATCTCCCCACCAGCAACCGTCTCACCACCGCCCGCGGCAGCACGTCTACCGTGGCGTCCGCCGCCATCCGATGCCCCGCGTGATACAAGCGTGTGAACGATGCCTCCAGACTGCCCACAATAGCCCACGGCAGCCGGCGGAATATCTCCAGAGCCCGTTGCCAGTTGCCATGACGACCGTGGTCCGTGCCCATCAGGTCCAGCAACTCTTGCCAGATGCCACCCACCGCACGCGATGCCAACACGGCTGCGGCGTCCGCCTGCTGACCGATGCGTAGCTGGCGGATCGAAGCGTGAGCTGCCAGACGTGAGTTAAGCAGAGTGGTGGTCATTGACGATTATCGGATTGGCAATGGGAGAAGCTTCAATTTGAACATCCAGCATATCCAGCCACGGGATTTCGTCACCATCTGGCACCTTAGCAAACGATTCATGCTCAAGCAGCACAGCAAAAGACTGCCTGCCAAAGTCGTAATCAACACCACGGACGATGGCACCAGCCGGAAGATTGCTGCATATCGGCCGCACCGAATTTAACTGTGAACCCAATAGCCCGATAATCGTAATCAAGTCCTGGGCGTTGATCCACAGAATCGCAAGGTTCCTCATTCCCCACCCCCTACACCAGCCGGACTCGGCTTCTTCTCACTCCCAGGCATCGGCAACTCGCCCAACTCCGGCCCGTGTGAGTCCTGGTATTCCTGGTTGTTCGCTTCCTCCCGCTCCCAATCAAGGCCATCTTCCATGGCAGCCGTCTGACGCGATTTCTTCCCTATCTGGATGTCGATTTGATCCTGCTGTGATTTCTGTAGTGCATCGCGATGGAGAACCGCCGGCCCCTCGCACTGGATCACGCACCGCATGCAATTCTTGGGCAACAACCCGCAGTCCACCGCATGCTTCACTGCTCGCCAGATAACAGCCAGAAAACATGACTTAAAGTGCTCCTGACCCGATTCGCCCATCTTAACCGTGGGAGCACTAGCCGTCTCCAAATTGCTGAAGTTGCCGTTATCGGTCATGCCCGACCAATACTCCGGAGCACTGAACGCCGAACAGAACGCCCGTAGGTCCGCCTGCAAGGCCGCCAAGTAGCTCTCGGTGTTGTCCGGAGCCTGTGCCACCGGCTCTTGACCCTCCGGCACCTTGATGCGCGTCCCCGGCTGGATATGCTCCAGCGTCTCTGTCTTTCCTGTGTACGGGTTGATCCGCTGCCCGTCCGCCAGGGCTGCTGTGAAGTCCTGTATCTGTGCCTGCGTGCCAAACGTATGCTTCCAGATGTCCGCAATGGCCGCCCGCACGCTGGCCCCTACGCTCGCATTCCTCAGGAGCTTGTAAGCCCGCTCCACCGAATCACCCACCCCGTAGGCCAACATCGGCGTACCACGAGCTACCGTCGCCGGCGTCCGCGGCGCCATGATGTGAACCACATCCGCAGCATCGACCACTTCCCCGATGGAGTCCCGCATCTTGGCCGCTCGATTGTCCTCACCGGCCATGTCCTGCCAACGCACGTAGTAAGACAGCCGCCGCTCCACATCCTCGTAAGGCTCCATCTGGTGAGATATGCCACCGAAGTAGCCTTCCTGCTCCGTGGTCCCCGGCTCGTGGTCCAACTGCTCCGGTTCAATCCAACGCACATCCGACCAGCCCTTGCCGTCATCCTTGTACAGACGCATCAGGGCCTCGCCATCTGTGACGACCCGACCCACGGCTTCCCGCTCCCGGCTCTCAGCAATCACCAGCGTATCGAATGGGTCCGTGGTGCAATTAAATCGGTTCCGCTTGCACCAGGCATCAATGAACCACTGGAGAGCATCGGCCGCAATCTGGAGGTCCCCTGCCTCCATCTCACTGACATCCTCTGGAGGCAGGCCACTGTATTTGCAGCCCGTGCCGATCAGGTAATTCGTCAGATTGCCGATCATCGCTATGGCGAATGGGTTCGTACTCGCAATCACCCGCGACCGCTGGCGGATAAAGGCTAGTTGAAGGATCGTCCGCCACATCGGCCAGAACTGGCCATGACGCCGATCACTCGCCACCGAGGGGGGCACACCCAGGTTGCCCCCCTGATTCAGCCCACCTTCCTGACGTAGTGCGGTCCACAGGTCAGAACTACCGAAGTCCCAGTAGTTGCTTAGGCCGGACATGTTCTCCAATAGCTTCCGCTGCCCTTCCAGCCTGCCGTTGGCAATCTTGAGGCGCAACGTCTCGTTCTCGCTCTCCAAGATGGACCGCTGCTGCCGGAGATGGTCCGTGTCGCCATTGGTACTCGGCTGGACGATGCGTCTAAATGGCCACATGGGCATTCTCCACGATGGATGGTTGGTCCGGTTGGCCCGTCGTCGATTCCCCGTAGTCCAGGAAGTCGAAAGAGCCGTCCGCATTCCTTGGGGGCTGCGGAATACTCATGTCTCTCAACACAATCTGCAACCCCTTACCGTGCTGCTGACACCATAAGGCCACATTGTCGCCATTGTAGATATTGATCGTGCCGTCGTCATTCAGGTCGATGGTCAGTTGAAAAGCCATCATCACGCCCTCATTGCCACAGGCCCGTCGCGCTGATCCCTACGACCCACAAGCCACCATAGCATGCGTATCAGCATTTCCAGCGCATCAGGACCGTCGTCATGCGTCCCCACCGGAAAATCACGCAACTGAGCTACAAGCCGCTCCGCACCAGGCGAGCCAGACTTAAACCGTATCTTACGCTGCGAGAGATACGTTGTCAGGGTCCGTATCCTCTCTACCTTCGGAAGCGTGTTATTGATCCCGAACAACGGCATATGAAAACCGTCATGATCCGCTATCCTCTTAAACTCCGGCAAAAACATCGCCTGGAACTGATTGACCTCGACAACGAATCCCTGCGGACCGAATTCGTTGTGAATCCGTATCCCGTCCTGGACAATACGCGATGTGTCTCGCCGATTGTCCATGTCGGCATCCACCCACAAGATGCCGTCCTTGGTGAGCCCGCCCCACACGTAGGCGGAGTCATCCGCGGGCCGGCCGTCCTTCTCAACCTTGTCGCCACGCCCCTTGCTGGGGTCCAGGGCTTGCGCCTTGTGGACGAGGTCCTTTGGCCACTCAGAGAACCACACATCGTCGAAATACACGCCCGGCCATTCGGCTCCCTCCATGGCCACGAACCGGCCCTCTAGCTCCTGGGCTGCCCACAGGCCCTGATATTGCTTGGCCAGCGTTTCCGCAAAGCCCGGAGGAAGGAAGGGGTTAAGCCGCGTTGGGGCAAAGAAAGCTTCCGTGTCCTCTTGGGATTGTCCAAAAGTCTTGTAGGTCCAGTGGCTAAGACCCTTCGGCGTCATGGTGCATGACAGCCACCCCTGCTCACTCTCACGCAACGAACCGATAGCCACCTTGTAGGCGTCTTCCGGCATCAGCGAGGCCTCGTCCAGCCAGATACCCGACAGGTTCGGGCCACGCATTTTGTCCGGCTCATCCGCCGAACGAAAACGCACCGTGATATTCTTGGCAATCTTCACCGTGGGCCGCGGCGTCATCTTCACACTACGCCACACCCCAATCTGCTCCGCTCTCGTACGAAAGGTGGGTAGTGTGATGTCTTCCATCATGGAGTAGGTCGGAGAACCCACCAGATAGGTGCGTCCTGGCTTCGCTCTCCTGATGAGATCGTAAGCACCAATCCAGGATTTGCCTGCCCCGCGGCCACCGATGAACGCACGGTAGATAGCCTTACTGTCCAGGAAGGACCTCTGGAATCGGCTGATGGGGAGGACTAAGGGCGGGATTTGCCGGATCGTCGCGGGCATAGATAACCGTCTCCGTCACGATGCGTTCGCTACCAGTCTGCTCAATGGCGATGTTGTCGCGATACTTCTCAGGCCGAGCCCCCTTGAGCAAGAATATCGTGAGCACATCACTGTATTCGTATTCAACGTACTGCTCACCCGTCTCAGGGTCGATAACCGGAATTCCCTTGTGGAACACTTTCCGCAGACACCCCTTCTCCGCTCTGCGGCGGGCTTCCTTCTCCAATCGGTCCGCAGCCTCTTCCATAGCTTCCGACCACAGAGCCGCAAAAGTTGGATTGTTGTCCTTCTGATGGTAGGCGTTTCGCCTATCGCACTTGGCAGCTTTGCAAGCATAAAGTACAACCCCAGTCACCCTAAGTGACTTGAAAAACGCCTTCGCCCACTTCGGAAGTCTTTTAGGTGTGGTGCTTTGTGGTTCCTTGCCGTCCATTCCTCTGCCCTACACTTCATGGCCTTGTGTCGTCAACGGCTGCTCACGCATGGTACACCTGTTTGGTCTTCGCTGGAAACCGCCTCCTCACCTCGGGCTTGGCATAGCAACTCCAGCATAACCCACGGGTCCGGTAGCCAGTGAGCGATCCGCAGTTGACGCATGGCCCCCTCAATCGCTTGCGTGCCCGGTCCGCCTCGCTCGCCGTGATCGCGTACTCTTCAATATCGATGCTCCTGTAGTCAACCAAGTGCTCACGGTAGAGGTCCAGAATCTCCTGCGCTTTGTCCAGCCGCGGATGGTCGCCAAGAGAGATTCGCGTGCCGTCCGGTTTCGTTCCGACCAGCATGTAGCGGAGATTATTGGGCATGTTTGGCCTCCGTGACGATTGGGTCATCGACAGTAACCTCTCTTCCTAAGATAACCATTGGGCTGCCGGTTCCAGCCCCCTGGACGCAAATGCCGTAACCGCCTGGCTCATCTAAACCGGCGCATATCACAAGCCCGTAGTCGCGGTCCACATCCACCCGCAGGCCGTCCTTTTTCCCCTTGATGGACAGAAAGCCTCCCTTGATCGTCACATGGATGCCCCCCAGGAATTCTCCGGGTTCGTTGAGTTCAAAGAGAACATCCAGGCTAGCCGGGTCCTGGAAGACGTGGCCGTTAACCGTGATTCGCATTACTTGCCTCCCGAATCAACTCGGAAGCTTTCAAGAACGCTTGGTGCCGCGTATAGCCAATCGCATTGCCTGCGTCCTCTTCCCTGGCGCAGGTTGCGTATCGCAAGTCACAGAGTCGCGCACACGCTTCACGCTCTTCCGCAACCGCTGCCGCAATCGCATCCTTCATCAGTTGCAGACAATCCGGCGTCCCACGGGCGCCAGCCGCAACAAATACCGAAACGTAAAGCTGCGTAGCCCTGTCCATCACGTTACTCCAATCCCAATGCGTCTTCACATTCAGCAATCCGGTCCAG